AAGATACTACAGGCAGTATCAAAGACACTTGGAAAGGTCGATGAGGACTTCTGTAAGCGTCTTGTAGATTGGGCAGACATCATTCGTAAGACTTTCTATGATGGCGGTATAGAGGACATCATAAGCACACGTAGACTTGTTCACATCATTCGTGCTTACAGTATCTTCAAGGACAAAGCAAAGGCAATGAAGGTATGCATCAACCGTTTTGATGATGAGACTAAGCAAGCATTCATGGAGTTGTACGACAAAGTTGACGCAGACTTCCAGATGCCTGTTGACCAAGAGTCATAAATGTGATATACTAGGGGGAGACAAATCTCCCCTATGATTAATGCATGGAGTTTAGCTTGGGAAGCACTAAATGGAACTATGGATAAAACATACCCAAAGATAGATGATAAAACAGGGTTGTGGGAAGAACCACAACCCTATCCCTATGATGATGATGATCTTGATTATGAAGTGGATTTATCTACAATAGATGATCAATATATGCATCATTTCACAAATGCCCACTCACCATATAATGATGGGTGGACGCAAGAGTTTCATAAAAAAGAGTTAGAAAAAATGGACTACGAACCAAAGAAAGCACACTTTTTCAAATATCATGAAGAAGAAATTCTTAAAGATATTGAGGAATACGTATCAGGAACTTATAAAGGTCATTACACAGGCAACTCGCATGAATATCGTAATGTTCAGACTCTTGATTTAATGGCATCTAAAGATCTAGCATCAGGTTTCTGTCAGGCAAATATACTTAAATATGGAAGTAGGTATGGAAACAAAGACGGAAAGAATACAAAAGACTTGATGAAAGTGATACATTATGCTATGCTATTACTACACTTTGATGGACACTATGGCGAACCATCAATGCCCTCTGGTAATTTTGAACAAATGCCATGAAAATACGTCCGAAAACAACTACAACTATGAACTTAAGTGATAACACACTCGGTATTCTAAAGAACTTTGCAGGTATCAATAATTCTATTCTTGTAAAGCAAGGCAACCAACTTCGTACCATTTCAGTAATGAAGAACATTCTTGCTGAAGCACAGATACCAGAAGACTTTCCTCGCCAGTTTGGAATCTATGACTTGAATCAGTTTCTAAACGGTTTAAGTTTACACTCAGATCCTAACTTAGATTTTACTGAGGAATCATATCTTACTATTAGTGAAGGTAGAAGAAAGGTTAAGTATTTCTTTGCTGATCCACAGGTTATTATTGCACCTCCAGAGAAAGAGATCACACTTCCTACTGAAGATGTTTGCTTTCAGTTAGAAAGTATTACATTAGAAAAACTATTGAAGGCAGCAGCAGTTTATCAGTTGCCTGATCTATCTGCGGTGAGTGAGAATGGGTCAATCAAACTTATTGTTCATGATAAAAAGAATGATACATCTAATGAGTTTGCAATTGTAGTTGGTGAGACGGATAGGATATTCTCTTTCAATTTTAAGATTGAAAATATTAAAATTATACCTGGTGCGTATGATGTTGTTATATCATCTAAGTTATTGTCTAGGTTTGTAAACAATAATTTGAATCTAACTTACTACATAGCGTTAGAACCAGATTCAACATTCGAGTAATGTATCATAACAATTACTTCACTGATGAGCAATGGGAGTGCATAAGGGTATGTGTAGCAAATGCACCAATACCCTATGATATTACGAAGAAAAAAATTCCTGCTGAAATATTAGCAAAGATAGGACAACCCAAAAGAGTAAAGGAAGAGGGTATACCCATAGTAAAATACGATTTAACACCTTACGGAATATTTGATAATGAATAATATAGGATTAGAAGTTGTTTTTTGGACAGTATTAGCACTTTATCTTTTAACAAAGTTGGGAGTATTTAAGAAGTGAAACTAACGCAAGAAATTATTGATAAGATTCAAGAAGCAATGTTGCATACTAAAAAGGATGGTAGCATTAATTGGAAGGATAGTGATGAGATAGAGGTAAATTTAGCAGGAACATTTGCTGCTGATAAATTTATCGTGATCAAGAATAAAACCAAAGATCCTGTTGTAAGTGCTGCACCACATCCTAGATATGATTATGAGAAGAAGGAGTTTATAAAGGATGAGTGAACTGGAAGTTGTTGATAATTTTTTACCTGATGATCAATTTTCAATAATTGAAAGTACCTTTACAAATATTAAATTTCCTTGGTATTTTGTTCCTCAAATGTATGGTTGTGAAAGAGCACAATTAGTTCATGAATTTTGGAATTCTGTAGAGGGTAATGTAAGTGAACATCATAAATTGATGATACCATTTATTAACAGGATTAAACCTTCCGCAATTCTTAGATGTAAAGTCAATCTCCAACCACGACATAATGAAATTATTGAAGATCCTTTACACACTGATTTCAATAATATATCAGCAACAACTTCCATATTTTATGTTAATACATGTAATGGTTATACTCATTTTGAGGATGGAACAAAAGTTGATAGTGTCGCTAATAGATTAATTACATTTCCAACTCAAACTAAACATGGAGGTGCATGCTGCACAGATGCAGTTGCAAGAATTGTAATTAATTTTAATTATCACAAATACTTTATTACTAAGGAGGATAGTAAATGAGTGAAGAAGAATTAGAAGAACAAATTATACAACAGATTGAAGTTCTTGTAGATGAATTGGGAGGCACTATATGCCAGTTGACTAGGTGTAATAGTATGGGTAGACAGAGTAAGGTAATAGAAATAGAATACAATGTAGAGACAAAAGAATAATGAACATCTTTGTAACTGACCCATCACCAACTGTGTCTGCTCAAAGACTTCCCGATAAACATGTTGTGAAGATGCCCTTAGAGACATGTCAGATGTTATCAATCGTCTGTTCAGAAAAGTGGGGTCATGGTTATGGTAAATTGTATAAGAAAGATGGATCAGCATACTTTACAGAGAAGGGTGCATTCCGTCATCACCCCTGCACAATATGGGCAAATGAGTCTACTATTAATGCATGGTGGTTATTAGCACATGGACTTGCTCTATGTAATGAGTATACACATCGTTATGGTAAACAGCATAGTTGTGAAAAGACTTTGGTTGAAGTGACTAAGATTATGCCTTCTGCAGAGTATCCATATAAACCATCATCATTTGTGTTTGCAGGACCTGATCAATTTAAGTATGATAAAACCATTGATATTTTTACCGCATACAAAAGATATATTGCTTCTAAACCTTGGGCAGCAACAAACTATCTTCGTGATCCATCAAGAAAACCAGAGTGGCTATGAAACACGTATTATTTGATTTGAAGCAATGTTTAATTACTCCTCCATTAGATGATGAAGAGTATGTTAAAGAGACTCTAATAGAAGCAGCAAAGGTTGCTAAATTAGAACTATTAAAAGTTGATACTCTTAAGTTTAAACCACATGGTGTGACTGGTTATGCATTACTTGCAGAGAGTCATATGAGCATACACACATGGCCAGAGGATGATATTGCTAGATGTGATTTATTCTCATGCAATCCAAAGACAGATTATAAATCTGTGATACAATATATGCAGGATCGTTTTCACTCAATGGAAGTTAAGAGATGGGGGTGCGACAGATCTGATTGGTTATGAAAGAATTTGATTATGAACTTGATTACAAAAACCTTGATTTTACAGTTGAGGAAAACCGCAAACTTTATCGCATTGGAAGGGGAGAACAAGGAGTGTTACTGGTTCGCCCTTATACTAACCATATATGCTCTCATTGGAGATTTGTAAATGAAGATATCGCTCGCAAATCTGCTGATAAGATTTACTCCATGTTTTGTGACTATAAAGACCAACAAGACTTCATTGGAATGGATATGGCGAGAAAATTTCTTGAGATGGGATTTACTCGCTCCCGTAGGTATGCAAATCATCCTAGTGGAAAAAAGTACGCTAAAGATGGTTCCGTTAGACCCCAATCGCCAGATGCATTACACTGTGAAAAGTCGAAGTCTGCAAGGGTATTCAAACAAATGAGAGATAAAGCTGCATACGATGAAAAGTATGTTACAATGAGAAAAGAATGGAGATCACAAGAATGATTTTTTTAGCATGTCCACCAGTTTACACATTACCAGGCACATGGAATGATCCAGAAAAAATTGCAAAGTGTAATGAAACATTGATACCACATCTTACCTTAAATCCTAATTATACATTTGGTATTTCTATCGCAGTTATCACTATTCTGTTAGCAGCGTATGGAGTTTACAAAGGATTTTTTGCAAACAAAGGATTGAAAGATCCTTGGGATGATCATGATGACTAAACTAATCGAGAAGGATGATTCAAGATATTTTTCTCAAACAAGTGACGAACCATATGATCGTCATCATTACAAAATAGTTTCTAAACACTATGCTACTTTTATTGTAGAATCTTGGGACGAAGTTCAAGAGTGGTGGTGGAATCATTGTAATATGGTTAATTTTGATGCTAGGATAGAAGTCCTAGACAAACCAAAACCAAAAGCAAAAGGTTTTAAATAATGAGTGATTTTATATGGGTTGAAAAATACAGACCCCAAAAAATTGAAGATTGTATTCTCCCTGATAGTATCAAGAAAACTTTTAGGGATTTTTTAACAGCAGGTGAGATACCAAACCTGTTGCTCTCAGGTCCACCAGGTATTGGTAAGACCACAGTAGCAAAAGCACTCTGTAAAGAATTAGGAGTAGACTATTATGT